TATCTGTAAAGCATAAAGTTACCTCACCATATCCACTAACAGGTGGAGTAATTGTAGCTACTTGAACTGTTCCTGTAAGAAATGTCAACTTCGTAGTAGGAGCAATTGTAGCTGCCGATGCAATTGTCGGAGGTAAAGGCTGTTTATCCGACTGAACAGTTGCAAAGTTCTGACTAAGAAGGTCACTCATATTACATATCCTTTACAACTTGAATTGCACTAGGAGTTTCTGTGATTGTAACTCTACTACCTGCAAAGTTTTCATACTTTGTTTTTAATGATACGGTAGGTTCGGCAGTAGTTCCTCCTATTGCTGTAACTTCACATGGAAGATTTACGATATCTCCTACTTCAAACATGTGTTGAATTGCATCTGATGTTGGCACGTTTTCTTCTCCTTTTCTTTTCTACTGATTAGTATCCAGCTGGTACAGCAAGATTGTCAACGTAACTGCAAGCTGCAGGATTATTGACAAAAACCTGCATACCGCATACCATGTAGAAGATGTCAGCAGTTGTTACACCACCGGATGAAGAACGAATTTCGAAAATTCTTCTACCATCAGTAGTATAGAAACCGATTGGAAGAAGTTCCGCGCGGCTCCATACTTCATCAGAAACAAAGTCAATCCTTTCCTTATCCCACTGATAAGATGGCTTGTCAGTTGCACCTGCAAATTGCATCTTATCAAAATAAAGATTCAGATTTCCTTCCTTCATATCTCCAGATTGTTTCTGAATCATCGTAAACGCTTGACCAATATCCTCATATGCTTGCTTTTGTGCAGGATGTAGCCAAGCTGATGGTTTGAAATTATTATCAATTCCTACCCTATTGCCAATCTTATTAATTGCAAGTCTGGGTAAGGGAAGTGACAACGCAGAAGCACCACCATTTACACGATTCGCGCGAATTTCAGGTGTGGTGCTACGTGAAAAACCCAACCATGTTCCAGTAGAAGCATTTGAATGATGGTAAGGAATTCCATACAATCCCGGCAGGGAATTTGGAGAATTAATACCGTCAGTTACAATCCTATCAGTTGCAACAGCACCAGCAATTGCAGGAGTAACATCAATTATTTTATTCTCCTTATCGTAGAAAGTAACCTCACCCTTTCCACGAAGTGTAGCAAGAGTAGTATCAAATACCTGAACAGTCTGACCAAAACGAATTAGATTCGCACCAAAACCATCAGAATCTAAGGTATAAGTATCTACTCCCGCAGCAGTGGCAACTACTCCAATAGTTCCAATAGCACCATTACCACTTTGCATCATTTGCGCGTCAAGCTGTCTACGAAGTTCATCCAATGCTGATGCAGTTAAACGACGAACAGCATTAGTAATAGCCTTTCTATCTCCATCTGTAGACCATTGGGTTAGCTTTGTATACTCAATATTCTGAGATACAAATACAGCAGTGAGAACCGCTTTATCCCACTGTGGCCCACCGCCACGTCCCAAATCTCCACCATCAGGATTAAAATACTGGAAACTCCCTCCGGGACGAAGTTCAAGTGGAACACGCATTTGCCTATTACTAATCTTCTCTACATCGCGTTTTTGAATATTAGCATAGAACTTATCATCGCGTTCAAAAAGCACACGAATCTTTGGAATTACACGTTCCAATTCGAGTGCAGTAACATTACTTTCTACGACTGCCATAGCATTCTCCTTCTAATCCTGCATAAGATAATCAATACTTCTCATATTTGCAGGAATTTTTTGTGACTTTTCTTTGTCGTTTCTTGGAGAACTTCTATGGCTGCTCTCTTTACCAGAAAGAACTGGACCTTTTCGGTCTTTTTCATCGTCGGAATCATTAGAAACATGCTTACCTAAACCTTTTAATGCTTCATTCCTAGCCTTTTTAATGACTGAAGGCAACAGTGTTTTAGATTTAGCAAGGTAAGCGGAACGAATTTTATCAAGAGACTCTTTACTAAAATCAGACTGGAATGCTTTCTCCCAAAGTCTGTCAGCAAGAGTCTTAAATCTTGAATCTTTATCTATCAAATCAGAAAGTGTTTCTAATGCTTCTCGACTAGCATTTTTTCTAACATAGTTAGTCATGGATTCTTTAGGGTCAATATGACCATCAATAGTCGCGCGAATAGTATTATTTACTCTTGTATTTAAATCATCTTTTGCAGATTCAAATTGTCTCTGTGTAAATTGTCGTTCACGTTCTGATACTTTATCATCATCTTTCTTAGTTTCTCCTTCTTTAGAAAGATTAGAAGGTTTAGTAAAAATTGAAGAACCAAATACAAATTGATTAAGAATTGTAGCAGTATCTTGTAATGTTGCAGCAGTTTCTTTATTCTGTGAATCGCGCGCTTCAGTTAACATTGCAACTATTGTATGCCTAATTGTATTTCCAATTACATGATGATATGCTTTTTCATCAATTTCTGCAAGATTTGGAAGATAATTATCAACTAATTTATTGAAAGAATCAGAATTCTCTTCTTTAATTGCTTTAAGAATATTCTTAGTATCACCAGACAATAATTCCTTCTCAAGACTATCAAGAGCTTCAGACTTTTCAACTGAAGAACGCGCATCTGCTATTGTTGGAAAAATCTCAGTAAATTGCTGTTCTCTATAATAAGCTCGTTCAAGATAAGGAAAATCTTTGAATACATTAGGATACTTAGAAAGAATTTCCTTTCTACGAACGGGAGTCATTAATTCTAATTTTTCTTCATCTGGTTCTTCTAGTTCATCTTCAATTTCTTCTAGTTCATCTTTCTTTTCTTCTCCTTCTTCTTCTTTTTCCTCGTCTCCCTCTTCCTCTTTAGATTCTATTTTCTTTTCATCTTTTAAATCTAAAATTTCTTCCTTATCATCATCTTCACCGAGAAGATTAATAATTTCTTCTTTTCCTAATTCTTTACCTGATTCTATTCCACCCTGAGAATCAGGAGGAGCATAATGAGGAAATTTAATATTAAACAGTCTGAACATTTTCTTCTCCGGTTATGGGTGTGTTTCGATTTGCATTGGGTTTTTCCGCAGGAACCACACCAATTTCCTCTTGCGGAGAAATAGTTTGAGTCATCATAATCTGATGCATCTTAGCATGTAAAAGAACGTTCTTATAACCTAAAGGATTATCAGTCTTAGTCTGTCTTCCAGCTTCAGAAACTGCCCATTTCCTACAAGTTTCATAATGAACAATATGATTATCAATTTCTTCGGGTTCAATAGATGGTAATTCTAACTCCTGTGGGAGAGGTATTCCTAATAATAATGCTTCTTGAACTTCTCCCTGCTCTGGAGGTTCCATGATGGGTTCAGAGTTAAGAAGAAGTTTAATTTCATCATATTGCTTTTCTCTATCATCTTCACCGGGAACATAAAGGTCAACAAGTCCAATAGCCTGACGTAAAATAGGAAGATTCTCAGGAGAAGCAATAATTTTAAGAATTTCTGGATTACTAGTCATAAGAAGTTGCATATAAGCATCCTTCTGTTGCGCCCAAGTAATAGGAAGATTTTCAGAAGTTTCTAATTCAATTTTACCAATCTTTCCTTCTAGTTCAGCTTTACGAATAAATACATTAATAAAATTACCACTGTCATCCTGTTGAACATCTCGTTCGTCTTCTTTTACTTCCTTAATATACATTGGAATAACTTTACCTTGAACATTCTTCCACCAAATGGTAAAGATTTTCCAAGTAGTCTGTAATCTCTGTAATGCTTGCGCGCGACTCATTGCATATTCTGACGCGGTATCACTACCTTTTATTGAACCTCCGAATAAACTAGGAAGCGCACCTGATACCATTTGTCCTAAAGATTGAATAGTCTGAAAGAATGGTAATACTTCAGGAGAAAGATGCGCCGGTTTAACATCATAAAATGATTCTTGTAAACTCTTTCCTGTTTTAGTGCTAGCAGGAAATACTCCACCTGGAGTAACTTCTGTATTTTCAAATGCTTTAAAGTTAAGAGAGCCTGGGTCAGCAAACAGTAAAGAAATACCATGTTCAATAGTTTGAATAACCAATGAAATTAAATCATTAGTAATTTCTTGAACACTAACAAGTAATAAACCAAGTGGGTCATGATGCAAATAATCAGATAATGGATTATGAGAAAGAGTCCAACAATCATCTAAATTCTCATTATAGGCTTCCGCAAAATCATCATTTGCTAAAATTACTTTTGCACCATTTGGAAAAAGACGCTTAAGTTCTTCAGTTTCATCTTCATCTTTTAATGTATGAAAAAGTGCTGGTCTAAGCCAAGCATATTTCATCGTAACAACATTAATAGGATATTCACCTCTATATTGTGGATTTAATCTTCCCCATTGATCGTATTGGTCATAAGCACCATTTGCACCTGTAGTCTTTAGTTTATCTTTCAAATGAGGAAATTGTTCTAATACAAATGCATAATTAGTTTCAAATGAATAAATTAGATACGGACATTGTTCCTGTCTTTTAGCATAGTTAGGAACTTTAACATAAAGACCACCATAAACTTCCGTGCAAATTCTAGACTTAGGTTTATTAGTAATTCCTATTAATCTAGTAATTGTAAGAGATTCACGCGAATTTTCCGGTAAAACTAACTTTGCACAGGCTGGACAGTATTCTTCTTTTTCAATTCTAGGTTCCTCGTCAGGCATGAATTCATCTTCTAATTCTTTCTCCTTAGCTTCTAATTGTTCAGGAGTAATTAATTTATCATCTAGTAATTCTTGGCATTCGGGACAACGAGAATACTCATGATTCTCAATATCATCCTTATATTCTTTCTCTTCATAAGTTCCATATTCTTTATCTTCCTTAGGATAAGCATAACAAGCTACTAATCCCTCAGTCATAAAAATAAAAAGAGCATGAAGCCAAAGAAGAGTAACATCATTATGACGATAAATTAATTGAGCAATTTTATCACCAGCGCGCGCTGTTGCTAAATCTAAAGTATTATCAGCATCATCAGGATAACATTTAACTGAAGGGACTGTAACCGATAATGCTGCAATTAATGATTCTAAATAAGCTCTAAATACATTTATAGGTTTATCATATGAACCTTGGTCAGTTGGTTCATTTGCAGTTTCATCATAAATTCTCCAATCATGCGCAACTTCACTATAATAAACTTTCTGAAAACCTTCCCAAAATAATTTAAGTTGTCTCCACTGTCTAATTTGTCGTTCGCGCACAGCCTGGTCTTCTTGTTCTGCATTACGAACAAGTTCTTTTAATCGTTGTTTAATATTTTCAGATAATTCTTTTTTCATTTTTCTTTCGGTCCAGTATTTATTCTTTTCCTTTTATTACTAGTAGCATAGAAAATCTGTTTACCTTTCTTTTCACCATATTTCTTCTTCATTGACTTCATTACTTTTGAACCCGAGCCTTTAAAGTATTTACTTATTGGCACATTAGTAATTAGGATTATTCTTTCTCTTTCCACGAATTTTAGCTAAAATCATAGCTAATCCTCTAGGTTTTTTTTCCTCTTTTCCACGTTCCTCTTTCCTTGAATACTTTCCAATCTTATCAATTACTTTCTTATAAGACTTTTCATTCTTACTAGGACCAATATCAATTCCAGGCATATTTCTCCTATCTACGAGCTTGAGGACCAGTATTAATTCTAGATTTTTCTTCAGAAAGTCTTATATCTTGAGGCATATGAAACTCTCCCGTATCAAAATTAGGTGTTGCAGTTGGCATTCTATTCATTCTAGTTCGTCTACTTTTTTCAGCTTGAAAAGATTCCATTTCATCCGGTCTACGACTATAAGGTCCTTCCCTACTAAAAGTTTCATGTAAAAATTCTCTTACAGGATTATAACCACGTTGATTCATTTGTTCAACATGTTTTTGTTCATGTGTTAATGTATCAGCAACTTCCTGAGGTTGTTGACCTATCATAGTTTTAGGATTCAAATAAATAGTTCTACCAGGAGAAGTATAACCTTGCGCGCTTGGTAACATCATTCTACTAAGAAATCCGTAAGGCTGAACATCTGCCATATTAGGATTTTCAGACTGAGCAATACGAATTCCTTCTTCCATTTCTGGAGTCATAGAACTTGAACCAAAAATTCTCTGTAAGAGATTAGGTGTAGGTTCTATACTAAGTTTTTTAGTTTTCTCGCTCGGCAATTTCTAATTCCTCTTCTAAATTTGTAATTCCTTTTTCTTTCATTAATTGAGCAGTCTTTTTATCTTCATTTTCTAACATTTGCTTTCTAATTGACCAGGGAACAAAACTTCTAATTGGTTTTAATTCTTTGTCATCACGTGGTAATTCTTGAATAGGTTTATTATTACTAATAACTAATTGTAAAAGTTCTCGTTTTTCATGGTTAGACTGCTCTAATGCTATCTTAAGAGTCTCACATGAATCACATATCGTAAACTCTTTACGAAGTTCAAGATAATTACGATACCAATCTAGTAAGAACATTATCTACTCCTATGATATCGACTAATCATACGCGGTCTATCATTAGACTCTAATGCTCTACTTTGATTATAAAATGCTGTAAAATTTTGGCTACCTTGCAATCTTTGAATCAGTTGTTCTTGCTTTTGAACTTTCTGAAATTCATCATTTGCTTCATCGAAGTAAGAATCTACGGTATCAAGTGCATAACGAAGTGTGTCAATAGGGTCATCACCATTAAATTCTTGAATATCTTCAATTCTCTTCTTATCATAAGAACAAGCCTTAATAGTATCAATCATTATAGGACAACAAAAGGGATGTCCATCGTGATTCTCTTCATTACATTTAAATATTTGAAATTTTGGTAAATTAATTTCCTCTTCAGGAGGTTCAAATTGAGCAAGATAATTCTTATAATGTTCAAGTCCCTTATTACGAAGAATGAATCGCGCGTGTTCATCATTGTAAGTTGGAGTCTCTGAACTTGGTATAATAGCCTTAGATTTCCAACGTAGATACTCGTGAATAAGCATCTTACCAGCAACGCGCGAACCGGGAGAATTATTACTTAATTCAATTTCCCTATCTAATGCTTCACTAATTTGTTGTTGAATAGTATGTTCCTGTCCTCTTTCTTGTCCAGCTGATTTACAAAATTTTACTAATTTTATATTCTCACCATCTAATAGTGACTTTACAGAAGGTGCCCATTCTTCAATTTTAGTTTTTCTCCATGCTAATTCACGATATTGATAAACTCTCTTACTAGGAGAAATTGCAAAAAATCCAAGATAGGTCATGGCAGCATAGCCCCAGTCACCTACCATAATTCTAGGCCACCATTCGGGAATTTCAAATGGTTCGATTACATGAATGGCATTTTCAGGCTCTAATGGAATAGATCTATCTCTAAACTCATCAAATACTTGACCTTGATAAGCATCAAAGTTACCATAAAGTTTAGCATTTCTTTCAGCAGCATCAGGTATAGCTTCAAGGGACTGCTTATAATTAGGGTCAATACCGGGATTATCTGCAAGAGTAGAATGAATAAAAAATCTCTTCCTACCCGCGCGACCTACAATTATTTTTCCACCCTGCTTACAAGGGTCTACAAAACGTTTCTTGAACCATAAGTGACCAATATTCCCAGGCATTCCAGCACCGCGCGTAATTGCTGGTAATCGTGAATCAGCAGTTCTAACACGTTGCAATGATATATAAAGATAAATAAACTCGCTTAGTGATGTTACTTCATCAGGAGTAAAAAGATTAATCTGAGTAGTATCATATCGGTGAACATCGTTATCATTTTCACAATGACCAAAAATGATACGCGCACCCGATGGAAAAGTCCAAGTCATTGACTGTTGATTAGGTGTAGCACCAAACTTACGATAAAGGAACGACGCGCGCGGCCACACTTCATCTCGTATTTCTGGATATGTTCTCCTCAGAAAGAGTTGCTTAAAAGTAGGAAATTCATGCCATTTATGAATAATACCATAAAGTAAAAGTATTTCGGTATTATGTGTAGGAATACATGCTTCTGTTACTAAATATATTCCACCTAATACTTGTAAACATTTTGTTGGGACAGTTTCAGTTATTTCAATTGATTTAATATAATGCCATTTATTTCTAGTTGTATTATTATTTGAAATGTTTCTAACAACCTCATGTCTTTCAACCTTACGATTTAAACTAAATACTGGAATTTTAGTTGCAAATTTAATTCTATACCTATTTTTATAATTTTTACCATTCAAAACAGATTTATTAATTGTGCAAGAAGCCTTAATTCCAAGTGAATAAATTAATTTTAAAACATCTTTTGCTAATCTTTCATCTGACAATGACAATTCTATTCCAGTTCCACTAGCATTAATAGTTCCATCAGTATCCATTAATCCCTGAAGTAAGGCTAATCTTAAATCAAATTCTAATTCAAAATATAAATCTGGAATATGTTTGTTACCGAGTAAATTCAAATTCCGAAGAGGTTCAAGTATTTTTAGAATACCATATGAATATTTTGTATTATGTTCAGTTACTTGATGAGTTTGATTTATTCTATTAACAATTTCCAAGTCAGCACAAGTAATTATAGCTCCTTGTCTTGAACCATCTCCTAACCAAGCACCAAGAGTATAAGGGTCTAGAGGATAATTTTTATTTTCTTTTTTGAGAGGTTCTGAAACTATGATAGACCATTTATCTTTACTTTCAAATAATTGCTTAGTAGATAAAATAGAATATCGACCTAGTTTATTTCTATTTGTCTGATTTTTATGAACTACCCAAAGATGGTCTGCATCTGCTGTAATTATTATACCAGAATCAAGAGTTACCTTGAAACATTCATGGTCTACAAATATTGGAGATTCAGCAAAAACAACAGTAGGCCAACCTTCATGGTTATAAACGTAATCACCAACATGAACATCTTCTATTTTTTTATAACCTTGGGAAGTTGGAATAATAGTATCTAAAGCTAGAGCTTTTCCACTTCCTGCGCCTCCAGCATATGCAGCTTCTTGAATAGTTGTAGGTAGAGATAGAAATTTCTCTTGTCTTTTCGATGGCTTAAATCCTTCTAGTCTACTAGGGAACATTTTATTTCTTATTAAAAAGAATCCTAAACTATAGTCCCTTATTAGCAGGAGCAATGTAAACTGCTAATCCCGTAATAACAGTATAAATTACATATTCTACAGCTTCTCTAGACTCTATATTCATTTCTGGAATAAATAACATAATAGTTTTAGCAATCGCTGCACCTAATCCACCTGCAATAGCTTTTGAAATTTTATTCATTATTACTCCGAAAATCTCGAATGAAATTTTGAACAGCTACATAATCATCTATTAGTTTACGAAGTAATTCTTGAAATTTAGTTTCATCTATGATTTCTTTACTTATTCCAACTTCAACAGACTTAATCATTGCACCAATTGCATCAATAGCAGCATCTTGCTTATCTTTTCCTTTTTTATCTCCTGCAATCCTTTCAACTGCATGAATTGCTCCAATGATTAAAGGAAAGATTTTTAAAGCTGCTGATAACCAAATCACTGTGAAATCCTTATTCGAAGTTGTCCAGAATTACCAGGAGAACGAGCATTAAAAGTTAATACTGTAGGAGTGCTAGTTCCCCACATATTAGTAGCTGTTACTGCAACCGAATAAGTTCCAGCTTGTGGAATTGTAATTTGTTGGGAACATTCGGTAGTATTACATTTAGCAGGAAGAACTGTAATAGAAGAACCATTAAATGTTAAAGTATGATTAGTTACTTGATCTGTTTCTACTGGAGCATCCCATACTACTGTAACAGTAATAGGAAATACTTGTGCATATGCTAATGAACTAATTAAAATGAATAAAATTGTAAATAGAATTTTTTTAATCATATTGTTTCCGTCTTAGAGAATGTTCCAACAGACTAATAAACATTACAACTCTATCGTATATTCAACAACAAAATGAATAGCTGGACCGGCAGAAGCAGGTTTAGCTGATAAAGCAGTTTCTGCAGGAAGTTTAAATCCTACACCCGTAAAATCACGCGTTCCATTTCCCGCGGCTGACTCTGCAAATTCTAACAATTGGTCATCTTCTCCACCGCCATCTTCACCAACTTTAGTAAGTTGTGCAGCAGCAGTTACAATTGACCAATGAATTCTTTGAATGTAAATTGATAATCCTGAATCAGCAGCAGGAGCAGCTACTAATACTTTAGTAGAATTTGCAGCAGCTAGTAAAACTGCAATAACTCTTGAAACTCGTTCTTGACTCATACTAAACTCCTACCATTCTGAATTTCTACCTTGTAATTTATGACTAATATTACTAACATCTGTTTGAATTCGTTCGTCGGTTATCTTTAATGAATCAATACCTGATTGTAAATGAATATGAGCATCATGTGCATTTACGGCTAATTTTTTTAATTCATTTAGTATCAATACTTGTTGATTCATTATTGGTATTATACTTCCTTTTAATGTTCTCTCTAATTCATCTCCTACTGATTTCCTATGCTCCTTACCATCATGAGCTTTTAAGTAAGAGAATAATTCTTTAATAATTAGTAATGCTAGTAATGAAACTCCAATGGGTTCTTCTAGCATTATTCATTAACTCGAATAATGTCAAAACTTCGTTCATCACGAAAACTAGGAGCATAGATTACAAATTGAGTATTATTATTTTCCTCCTTATTAGATTCAGGTTCCAAATTTTTTATAATCACACTCATGTCACGCGCAACTCCGCTTGCTTCGCGTAAATTAGCTTCTTGTAATTTTTCAGGAGTAATACTATCGAGTGCTAAAGTTAATCTTCTTCTCGCTTTAGACTGAATCTTTTCCTTAACTTTATTAAGATGAGAATTTAAACTTCTAACAGGACTCTGATAAGAACTAGTCGAAGTAGAACCAGCAGAATAGGCAGAAACTGAGGAATCGGAAATACCAAACGCGCGCCCTAATTCTAATGCTGATTGTCTATTTCCTTCAATAGATTCTTCACCTATGATTTTTCGTAGTGACTCAGGAACTTGACCATTACCATAACCTCTACCCTTATCAGGCATGGGAATAATTTCAGGTTCAATCTTAGTAAGACTATTAATTTCTAATTCAAAATCTTCATCGTTACAAATGCCCATCATAGTAATATTCTCTAACTAAACATTACAATAAAATACGCGGTTCGACCCCTTTCCCCGATTGTCTCACAACCGATTTCCCTTGACAACCCCCCTTGAAAGGCGTATAATCGCGTTTAGACGGCATGAAACGCGAAGGAACGACTTACCCTCCATGCGAGAACTGCGGCGGCCCCCTAGAGCCGAAGCGACAATTTAGTAAAAATCCACAGAAATTCTGTTCAGATAAATGTCGTTCAAATTTTCATAATGATAGGTTACGCGGATATTCTAAGCCACTAACTGAACATAAAATTCTTAAATGCCCGCATTGTAGCACCACCTCTGCTACTCCTAATCTATTAGAACAAATTGGACCTACTCAATATTTATGCAATGTATGTTCAAAAGTTTCTGAAATAACATTACAACCTACCCCCCAGGGTAGTCTTAAAGTTAATCCTAAAGTAAAAATAGACTCCGTATAGTCTCCGTCAAGTTTGGTTAATATTCCCCTCCGGTTCACTATGCAGCAGGACCCTAAAAGTGTTGTATACGGGCATATACCCTAACATTTTATACCTGGCTGACATTCTACCATAAAAACTCAGAAAATCTGAAAAATTCAGAAAATCTGAGATATGTAAATTCAAAAACATTAGGAAAATGTTGGCATGGCGAGTGCAGTATGGTTGGTATCGCGGTTGACGACGGTTGACAACTGAATATCAGGTGAGAGTCTAGTAGACTGCCTAGGGAATAGAGGTCTTGCCCATGGCATACGTTAATCCAAACTACGCGACAAAAAAGGATTTTCTCATATCAGTGAAGCTTGGTAACAATCTGATGCCCTACAATCCAAATGAAATGTTTCCTGTCACTCAAAATGGAAACATCGTGATTGAAGGTCCGCACTATCCGAAGCCACACAGATGGTATGCAGCATGTGTAGTAAAGGATGGTATCATCGTTAGCGCAAAGTAACTAACCGTAACTTTCAATTCTAGGCAGTGTATTAGACTCTTACCAATTGAGAGTCTAGTAGACTGCCTAGGGAATAGGAGTCTGCTATGGTTTACGACTGGACTGAAAACTTCGACAAATATCAACATGAATTGAGTGGCGAAAAAGGTTATGCAATTCATGACAACGGAAAAAACACGGAAGACGAATTTCGTTTTTCTATCTACGAAGATGATGGACAGGGAAACGGAAATTTCATTTGCGCGTCTAATGAACTTTATTGGGCGCGAATCATTGCATATTCTCTTGATGATGCAATGCTGACTCAATTATTCGACCATCTCGGAAACATCAAGCTAAGAAATATCAAGTAACTATCTACCAATTCTAGGCAGTGTATTAGACTCTCAACAAACAGGAGTATAAGACATGTATAAACTGTATTGTCTGATTCTTGACCTTAGTCTTGGCCATCAAAGCTTAGCAAGTGCAATGCAGCAATGGCTGAACAAGACTGACCGAGATAGCATCCTAGCTATTCGTCAGTCAGCCTATGACCTTATCGACACAATCAACCATCACTTGGAGCACAGGGACGATGCATGAATCACGAAAAGTGCTACTAACCTCAGACGGCTACGTTCTAGTATGTGCCAGTAGCGCGCATACCGACCAATGGGTAGGACTACCCAGAGAAAGCAGAGAGGCAGCGTCAACTGACACGTGCGAAGCCTGCTACGTCACAGACGAAGGCTGGAAACGCGC